TAACCCTTAAAAAGGGTTTGTATAATAATGTTTTAGCTGGTAAGACTAAGGCTGATTTATTGGAAGCAATGGCTGGTGAATTGGGTGGCACTAAATATGTGTCATACGCAAAGACTTACGCTAATACAGCAATCAATGACTATCGCCAAGCAACGCTGAACCAGAGAGCAGAACCGCTTAAAGATGATGAAGATATTGTTTGGATATATGATGGCAACGATGTTGATGATGTAACAAGACCATTTTGCGCTGATGTATTGGAAGCCAATAGAGCCTACTCAACAGATGAAAAGAATGAGTTAGAGTCAGCACCAGAACGTGCTTGGAATTGTAGACACTTCTTTACGTTTGTTACTAAAGATGATGCTGTTGATTTGGGTTATGAGGTGAACTAATGAAGATGCTTAAAACGCCAGACTATAAAGCCATTAAGAAGGGTATTAATAAGAAAGTCTACAAGGCATTAGAAACGTCTGGAACTTCAACAATACTGGCATTAAAGAAGCGTGTTAAGCGTGGTGCTGATGCTGATGGTGTAGCTTTTAAATCATTAAGTAAAAGCACGTTAGCGGATAAAGCAAAGCGTGGGCGCAAGTATATGTTTGAAGATTCTGGCGATATGCTTAGATCAATAACATATAAAACTAAAAAAGGTGGCTCGCCTAAATTACTTTTTCATTTTGATGATGCTAATGAAAACAAGAAAGCATATAATAATATCAATATTCATAAGCGTGATTTCTTTAATCTAAGCGATAAAGAGATTAACAAAGTAGTAGATAAAATTAGTGACAGTTTAATTAACTTGTAAAATCAATTAGTTAGTGTTATTATTTAAACAACTTTTTATATATAAGAGGTAAATGTTATGCCAGACGTGGATAAAACGGAAACGGTCAATACTCCTAAGACTGAAAATGAGGTGGTTATATCACAATCTAAACTTGATGCCTTGATTGATAAAGGCTTTAGCAAAGGCGCAAAGCGTGCTAAGTCTGAATTAACAGAGCAATTAGGCGTAGATTCTTTTGAACAAGCGAGAGAATTGATATTAGCAAAGAAAGAAGCAGATGATGCCAATAAGTCCGAACTGGAAAAGGCAGCAGAGTTGATTTCAACGCTAAACTCAACGATTGAAGGCTTGGAAACTAACAACCAAAAGATTCAAGCCGATATGGCAATTCAAAAGGTGGTTAGCGACAACGGCATTAAAGACGCTGATTATTTCAAGCATTTATTGGCACAAGCCAGTAGAAGTGAAGATTTTAATCAAGACGAATTTATAACCGACTTAAAAGGTGTCAAACCTTATCTGTTCAAGGGTGCTGATAATCAGCCAAAGAAAGTAGATGCGACTTCTAACCGAGCGTCATTAGATGTGAATGATAGAATTAAATCTACTAAAACTATGGCGGAATTGAGAGCGCTCCAGAACGAAATTTAATTTTTAGGAGAAGCAAAAATGGCTTTAAATACAAAAACAACACTATCTGATTCAGTAGTAGATTTAATGAATCAAGCGGTTATCATTTCTGGTAACTCATACAACAAGATTGACGCATACGCAACAATCAGGCAAGACGATATGGCAAACTCTATTGCGTTTACTGTATTCTCAAGAATGACTAAAGCAACTACGCCTTTAGCTGATGGCACACAGCCGACTTCATCTACAATGAGTGATACTAAAGTTACTTTGACTATGGATGAATATGGTTCTGTTATCACTTCAACTTCATTAGCAAATATTGCTACTGCTGGTAAAGCTGATTTAGCTTCTGCTGAATTGATCGGTGTAAACCTTGGCGAAACAACTGACGCATTAGGTCTTGCGGTTCTTGAAGCTGGTACTAATACTATCACTCCAACAACTGGCGGCACTTTGGCTACTGATGATTTGCGTACTGCTTACACAGAATTGGCTACTGCTGGCATCGCTAAGTTCCCAGACGGTCGTTATGTAGCGTTTGTCAATCCAGCTCAAATCTCTGACATTAAAGGTGATTACATCTCTATTGCTCAAGGTACTTCTATTGAAGAAGCTACTTCTGGAATGGTTGGATTTTTAGAGGGTTTCACATTAGTGGAAGATTCAAATGTAACAGCTGGTGAAGTTGTTTGTTTCGGTATGAACGCACTTGGTAAAGCTGTTGCNTTAGCNCCAGAATTCAGAACTTCTGATGGTACTGATGCTCTTCAGCGTGAAGTGAATATGGGTTGGTATGGCGTTCTAAAATACGGCGTAATTGACCAAAACGCACTTCGCGTTATCACTGGAGCGTAATCAATGGGCAAGGTAACTAAAACGGCAGTAGCTAAAAAAGTTACTAAGCCACAATTGAAAGCAATTTGCGATGGGTCACACTGCATTGATGGTGGCATCTATACCTTTAAAACTGGTGATGTCATTACTTTATCAAAGAAATCACACTATGAATCTATGAAAGGTTTATCGTGTTTTAATGAGGTATAACAAATGGCGTGGACTCTAACAAATGCGGACGTTATCCAAGCATTACCAATACTGGCTGATCATTACGAAAAGGCTGATTCTGGCTCAACTACTACACTTGTTTCTGGTCGTTTAACCGACTTGATAGAAGCGGAAATAGTTGGTGCTACTATTGGCTTCTTAACTGGTGATAATGCTGGTGTTGATGCTACGATTACTTCTTATACTGATTCAACTGGTACATTCGGTTTTAGTGCGGTATCAACTGCGGTAGATTCATCTACTGGTTTTGGTATTGTTTATCTTGATTACACAACTTATATTAACCGTGCTTATGACATAGTTAAAAATGAGATGCGTAACAAAGGTTTAGACATTGATTTATTCTTGACAACTTCACAAGTGAAAGAACTTCATTTGACAAAGTGTTTAGAGTTGATCTGTATGTCAAAGCGTCAAGATGCTGATACTGATGATATTTATCACGAATCATACTTAGTATTCAAACAAAACTATGACGGTGAGTTAGTTAATTTGAAAGCTGATTATGATACTGATGAAGATGGTACTATTGAAGAAGTGGAAGAAAAGCAATCTAATCAAGTGGTATTGATGAAATGATAAGTCTGCTAAAAGCAAAAGGCTATAAATTGACAAAGAATGACACGCTTAATAATCGTGAATTTCGTGAAACAATCTCATCTTTTATTATTAATGATGAGCGTTCAACTTTTGGTGAGCAAGTATATGATTTAACTGAACAAGTAGAATTGTTCTTAGATGATAGGCTTTACTCTGAAAAGAAGATGAAGGCAATTCTTGATGCTTCAAGAGATGAATTGATTGGCGAAGTTACGGTTGATGTTGAAAAACAAGAGCGTGGATTTCTGATTACATTTACAACACTCAAACAAGGAGTTACATAATGGCTATTCAAGGTTATAACGGCAGTGTAACGGTTGCTTCTGGTGCTATGGGCAACGCTAAAGCGTGGTCTTTAGACATCAGTCAAGAAACTGTTGATACTACTGATTTTGGTTCAAGTGGTTGGAAAGAATCTCAAGCGACATTAAAATCGTGGTCTGGTTCTATTACAGCAATTTTTGACGAAAGCGGNACAGCTGAAGGCGCTTTACAAACTGGCTTAACTGCTGGTAGTACAGTTGCTTTAGATTTACAGCTTGGCGGTGGAACTGGCTCATACGATAAGTATAGTGGTTCAGCTAACATCACAAGTCAAAGCGTTACAAATGATGTGAACGGTATTGTAGAAGTTACCTTCAGTTTTGAAGGTACTGGCGCAGTAACAATCGCGTAATTTTAAGGGGATTAAGTTCCCCTTTTTTATTTATAAACTATGAATAAATTATTAAAAGCATTAGAAAAAGAAGGTACTGATATTCGTTCAGCTGATATGGTAGTTGGTGGAAAACTTCATCACGTCTATTACCGTGTTATGTCTGGGCAAGATCACGACAACGCATTAGAATTATCTAAGAAAGTTAAAACAGTTAAAGAAGCCGATGGTTCAACTACTGATTTAACATATTATGATGATGGGTTGTTGAGGGCGCATATTATCTACTTTCAGCTACTTACAAAAGATGGCGAACGTGTTTTTAATAATTTAGTCAAAGTTCAATGGATTAAAGATACTATCACCTATGAATCATCAAGCTATTTATCGGCTTTGATGGGTTTAAAGTCTGTATCTGATATTATTGAAGAACAACAAGAAGCGTTAAAAAAGATGAATGGCTAAAGGCTAAGGCGTTTCTTGCTTTTGAACTTAATAAGTCCATCTCTGAAATTAACTCATTGCCAATGTCCGAAATTGGTACACTATTGGCATACAAGATTAATGCTAACAAAGAGGTAGATAATGGCAACTGAAAAGATTGAAATTGAGATTATTGCTAAAGGCAAACCAGCTGAGAAAGCAATTCAAGGCGTTGAAAGAAAGACTAAAGACCTAGGCACACAAAGTAAGCAAACTGGAAAAGAAGTTGATGGTGTTTTAACTCGTATGAGAGCAGGTTGGATTGCTGTTGGCGCTTCAGTTGTTAAGGCTGTATCAGAAGCAGCTAAGTTTGAACGTGCTTCTATTGGTCTATCGGCTTCACAAAAGCGTTGGGCGCAAGAAGTATCATTAGCAACCGACATTCAAGCTGAACAAGTTGCTGGCTTCTTAAAGTCTGCTCAAACTGCTGGATTAGCAGAAGAACAGATGAAAGATTTAGCCAAGCAATCTATTGCCCTTGGTTACGCATTCCCACACGAAAACGCTGAAACATTAAACGACAATATGATTATGCTTGCCCAAACTGGTGAAGCACAAGGTTTTGTTGTTGATATTCTTGAACAGAAATATACCGCTCTTGGTGAAGATATTAATAACCTTGATTTAAAGACTAAATCTTGGTCTGAAAAGATGGCTCTTGTTGGTGAGGTTGCTGAGAAATCACAAGCACAAATGGACGCTTCTAAATATAAAGACTTAAACAAAGTTATTGGCACTATGGATAAGGCATTCACAGATGTTGGTCATAGCCTTGTTGTTCTTGGTAGTGAAAGTGGTGGTTTTGGTCTTGTTACAAATGTTTTAAATACGTTCTCACTTGCCTTACAATTTGTTACTGCTGGCGTTACTTCATTAACAAAGGATATTCCAAAGTTATTTGAAGCGCTTGGTTTATGGACTGATAAACAAGCCAAGTTAGTTGATGGTACTGACAAACAAAAAACCGCTGAAGAACAGTTGAGTTACGCATTACAGCAGAAGAAAGACATAATGGCGTCAATACATATATTGACTGGTTCTGCCTTAGAGGGTGCTAAAAAACAACTTGATATGCTTGACAAGCAAATTGCGAGTATTAAAAAACACGGTGACGCTCTTGAAGAATCAAGACAGCAAATAAACAAAAGCAAGCAAGCCCACGCCGATGCTAAGGCTCAAGAAGTTGCCGATGCCAATAGTGCTTGGGGCAAGATGAAGAAAGGCTTTGGCGATTACGTTAAAGATGTTAATAACAAAGCGGTTACTTTAAGACAAACTGGTGCTAAAGTTGCTCAAGGTATGGAAGATGCCTTTGTTAATATGGCTATGGGCGTTAAGACTTCTTTCAAAGATATGGCTCGTGCCGTTATTGCCGACCTAATTAGAATCCAAGCAAGAGAGGCTATTGTTGGTTTGATTGGTAGATTAGGGTTTCATACTGGTACTGCTGAAGTTAAACATACTGGTGGCGCTATTGGTAAATCAAGAATTCCATCATTCCATACTGGTGTTAGAAGCGATGAACGATTAGCTAAACTACAAGTCGGTGAAGCGGTTATTAATCGTGGTGGTGCTGCTAAAAATAGAGATGCTATTGATGCAATGAACAAAGGTTATTCAGTTGGCGGTCAAGGTGGTCAAGTTACAACTGCTGAGATTAACTTTAATGTACAAGCTATTGATGCTTCTTCGTTTAATAGCTATCTTGTTAATAATAGAGGTACTATTGAGGGAATTATTAACGCTTCATTAACATCTAACGGTTCTGTTAGACGTACTATTAAACAGGTCGTTTAAATGGCATTACCAAATTTATCGGGTTATCTTCTTTATGGACACAGCCACGTTCAAATAGAAGAATGGACTAAACAAGGAAGCGCAGTACAGTTTAATTCTGGAAAGAGTCAACGGATAGTTAGCAATACATTACCAGCTATTGAAATGACTATTAGCTATAAAAACATTCCACACTCAACCTATGTTGTTATTAGAAACATATACCAAACTAATCATTCAAACACATTTGAACTGAATAATACTGGCGAAGAAAGTTTGTCATTAATTGACCCAAGACGTGACCATTTAGGTGTGGCTAATACGAGTGTTTGGGCATTTAAAGAGTTTAAATTTAAGGTTGGTTCTGATGTTAAATATTCTGGAACGATTAAACTAATCAGTTCTGTATTTTTTGACTTTACAGAGTATCAGTCTGCTTTTACTCAAGCATCTACTTATTCGCCAGTAACTTCAACTAATACAACATTCACGTCTTTACTGACAAATTATGCTCAACCCTACCAAATTGATTACGAATATATAAACAACTCTGTATTCTCAAATATAGGGCAGTCAGCACGTCATATTAACGATAAAGGTGGATTGCGTAAGAAGTGGTCATTATCTTGGATATTACAACAGTCTGATTTTCTTGAATTGTTAAAATACTATCGCCAACGTGGTGGTATTATGAGCAAGTTCGGTATGCCAGAACTTGGGTATGGAACTTCAGATACAACCGATGCTATATTTATGACTGATTCATTTAAGTATGACAAGCGTGTTGATGGTCTATATACTTGTAAAGCAGACATAGTTGAGGTGTTATAGTGAGTAAAACAATAACAAATAGTGTTCGTTCAGATGACCAATTAGCAATTCTACATCTGTTTGAGTTTCATATGGATAAAGATTTAGATGGTACTGTTGGTGAAGCTGGTGAGATATTGTATTTCACAGACCACGATATATTTGTAACTGACGGTACTAATGAACACACTCCTTTAGCCATTACGTTTGATAGATTAGTTGAAGATTTTTCTATGTCATCTGATACAATCAATGTATCTATTGATAATATTAATGGTGCTTTATCAACAGAAGCAATTGCTAGTGAATGGCGTAACAATAAAGCAAAGATAACAAGGGTTGTTTATACACCACCATCACAAACACTTGATGGCGGTAATTATGATTATGGCTTGGTTCATTATGAAGCAGCAACTACTTATCCAAGGATAGATATTAGTTCAGTTGTGAAAGATACTTATACATTGTTTGAGGGTGTAATTGATACATTTAGTGCCACATCTCAAGTGTTGACTGGCACACTTACAAATGAGTTTGTTCACTGGAGTAAGCCGTTCCCGTCTTTCACTTACAATCAAAACGAATTTCCATCTATTGTTGGTTCTGTTACTGGTTTTATGTATTGGGGTCGTGCGAAATAATTGCTTCACAACTGCGTATAAATACCTAAACTTGCGTTATACGTTGCCGCAAGAATGGGATGGCTGGACGGTTGAAGATATGAATGTCTTTGTTAAAGATGAAAAGAAGTTTTTAGTGCGCAAAGACCATATTGCCTTTTTCAGAAGTTTTTGCTATAAAGTAAAGACTGCTAAAAAAGATGATTTGGTATTAAATCGTAAGTCTGTTGGTGTTGCTATTAATCAGTTTACTTATTGGGTTTATAGCGAAGATTTAGACCGTATAGTTCATAGCAAATTAGATAAGGATTGTTTGATAATGAGGATTAATAATGGGTAAGGCAGTTAAAACAGGGCTTGGAATTGCATTAGTTTGGTATGCTCCACAACTTGCTATTATGGCGACTGGAGCAATGGGCGTTGGCGCTTCGGCTCTTGCTTTTTATGCTACAACTGCCGCGATTAC